TCGCAGAACTCGAGACCGGTGCCTAACCTTGCCATCTTCCGTATGATGTGCTAGCCGAGAGGCACATATATGAAAGGGGTACCCCATGAAATACAAGGTTAAGTCCCAGCTCGACCACGAGGAAAAGGGTGGGATTCTCGACGATTGCGGTCCGTCTTCTGTGGCCGCAGCAGTGTCTTGGGCGTTTAAGTACGCTCCAGGCAAGGATTTCTCCGCCGCAGACGGCATTGCCGCCAAGGCAAAGGCTACCGGCTTTGTTGAAAAGCAGGGCGTCAGCGACAACGGCTCAACGCTTGCGGACCTGATCAAAACCGCACGGGTTCTTGGTGCCGAAGCTCGCTGGGCAACGGATTGGAACGACGTTATCAACTCTGCCAAGGCCGGCGCGGCCTTGGGCGTGTGGGTTGAGCAGCCTGCTGGCTATCCTAAGGGCCTGGAAGTTTCCGCCTGGCACGCTAAGTGGCAGCGCTGGTGGTGGGTCAAGCAGAAGCAGCCTACCCGCACGTATGGCCACATGACTTCAGCCGTATACGATCCAATCGACGGCTGGCAGTGGGTATGCCCAACGCGTTCCGGCAAAGGTGCCGAACAGTTTGGCGTCAAGATCGATGAGGCAACCCTCAAGATCCTTGCTGACTCCAAGCGCGTAAGCAAAAAGCACGTTGCGCCACCCCACAAGCATGTTATTATCATCTCAGCACCAAAGGGTTGGGTTGCTCCCAAGCCTGAGGCGGCTCCTGTGCCCCCGGCGGCACCAGTAGCACCAGCGCCCGTAAAGGCGCCTGTAAGTCCGGCTAAGTGCCCGACTTGCGGTAAGTAATAGAAGGAGTACACATGAGCGCCATTAAGAACGCAGTTCTATGGATCATGGCTAACACGGGTATCGACGAGATGCTCCTGGAGGCCGCACGCGCCTTTATCGCAACGTCGATTGCCGTTGCGCTTGGTCTTGGCATCCCGCTGCTTGATATTTCAGGCGGGGATTTCCGAACCGTAGTATCGGCTGGTCTGGCCGCCTGCTTGCAGGTTGTCGTCCGCGCCCTAAACCCTGAAGATGCCAAGTTTGGCGTTGGCAAGGCAAAGGTCGCCCGAGCTGATGAGAAGGCTGCTGCCGAGAGCACGGCCCACATTCAGGGTACAGCTATTGACACGGACGGCGATGGTATTGCCGACGAGCTTGCTGGAACCCTTGCAGGTGAGTCATTCCCAGACGAAGACGACCACAAGGCCTAGCCTGAAGGTCTGATAAAATAAAAGAGGAGGGGCCCCGTGAGGCCCCTCCTCTTTTTGTTTGCCAGGAACTAATTAGTCGTCTTCGCGCCAGCGAAGCGGACCGGTCACAAGCCATGCACCGGAGAGCGCAAGCAGGATTGAACCTACTACGTCTCGGGTCTCTCCCTCTGGGAGCACCGCCCAGGCGATAGCCAATCCGAAGATCGTCCAGCCCCCAGCGATAACATCGTTGATTGCGTTCTTAAGCATGTTTATCTCCTCCCTTTTCTTCCGCTGGAAGACGAGCCACTTGCGCCGCCCCCACCTGAGCTTGATGTACTTGCCGCAGCCGCAGCTGCTGCCGCAGCCTGAGCCACTTGCGTTACCACTACGGCAGCAACAACCACAGGCGCAGCCTGCTTCTTCTCCTCTGGGCTGAGATCCTTGCCAAGATTGGTAACCGCAGTGACGGCTTTACCAACGTTTTCTACACTATCACCGATAGTATTAGCAATAGCCGCCGCAGCTTCCCCGATTGCCTCGCTGACTGCCTCTACTGCAGCGCCCGGATCAATTGGTCCAGGTGTGTCAGTAGGTACAGGGCTGGGATCAGGAGAAGGGGAAGGAGAGTCCGTAGGGGTGGCCGTTGGCTCGGGCGTCGGCTCGGGTGTGGCAGTCGGGTTCGGTGTCGGCTCATTTGTTACCTCCGGGCTAGGTGTTGGCTGTGGCGTCGGAGTCGGCGTCACAGAGGGCTCTGGCGTAGGGGTAGGAGCCACGCTGGGGCTTGGTGTTGGCGGTTCTGGTGTCGGCGTAGGTGTCGGCGTCGGTGTTGGCTCTGGGGTCGGCGTTGGCGTTGGCTCAGGAGTTGGGCTTGGGGTCGGTGGCGGCGGGGCCGGAACAAAGACGGAGACCGTGTCTGAAGCAGGCGAGTACACGCTCAGCGTGTCGTTGTCGGCCCTTACCCAGAATGTGTAGGTTTGATCAACGCCGCCTGTAATAACAAAGACGTTACTGGCAATGCCCATATTGGTCTCCGTAGACGCAACGCCCCAGCCCGATAGATTTCCTGTAGTCCAGAACACGCCGTATCGCTCAACGTCGGTACCGCTTGCTTCCGGGGCATTCCATGTCAAATAAACGTTGCCATCGGTGTACACGGTGACCATGAGGCCGGTAGGGGCGTTGAGGTATGGGTCTGGCACGGGCGTAGGCTCTGGTGTCGGGGTAGGAGTTGGTGTAGGCGTGGGGGTTGGCTCAGGCGTTGGCGTCCACGTTGCGGACGGCGTTCCAGGGGCAAGCTCGGCGTCAAAGTTGCTAATGAGGTAGTAGTGATTGCCGTAGAAGCGATCAGCCGTTGGGTCTCCGCAGCACACCCCGGCGCGCACGCGATATTCGCCAGCGTCTACGGTGATAATAATGGTCGAGGCCAGGGAGTAGCCGCCAGTGTGATCTGTGTACGAGTCGTCGTTGGCAGCGAGAAGCGTGCCGTTGCTGTCGTACAGCCAAAGCATGGAGTCGACAGTTCCCGGGCACCAAGAAGCAGTGGTGTCGTCGCATAGGTCGGTCCAAAGGTGCAGTGACCCAGCTTCTGGAACGGTAATCCAGAAGTCCTTAGTTGCGTCTACATAGTTGCTCTGGGCTCCGGCTGCTGGCGAAGCGACAATGCTGTACACCAACGTTGAAAGGACAAGCCAAATCGTTGCGGCGATAGTGACAAACTTAGTATTCATTTGCCCTGCCCTGCCATCCAGGCAACAAAGCTGCTAATGCCGGTCAGGCCGAGGATGCCAACAACAAATTTTGCAAGTCGATAGGCGCCACGAGTCTCCGCCATTTCAACACGCATAGCGGAAAGCTCTTCCTCAATTTTCTCAAGGCGATCTAGGATTTGATTAACTTGGCTGGTCGTCACATCTGTACCTCAAACACTCTGCGCAAATGGGATTGACGTACACAATATACATAATGAAAACGTAACGAACAACAAACAAAAAGTCTGCCGGAAAAAACCGACAGACTCTTTAATACAAAACGATTAATTAATTAATCGCTGATGCTGCTGAAGCTCACTGTTGTTGTTGGATAAACATGTTCTTCCGACTTTGAAAGATTTGCAATCTGCTTCTGCAGCTTTTCAACCTGCGCTCGCAAGATATCGTTTTCTAGGGTAAGCGCGCCAATCTTGTAGATCAGCTGCTCGGTTGTTACTCGCTGGTCCATGATTACTCCTTTACTACTCTGGCCTTGCATACATTGTGTTGCAACCGCCGCATTCCGCCTCTTCGCCGGAGATAGGAAAACTAATCCCGGCAAGCTCGCACCCCTCTGTGGTGCACACTAAATGCCAGAAATTAAGCTCAACAACTTCACTCATGTTTACTCCTTACGCACTCATGTTGCCCATATAGACAACCGAGCATGCGGAAATTCTTGACCCACCAATTGTCTTGGCGGTTGTTGACGCAGATGCTCGGAAAACCAATGAGTCCGCTGCAGTTAGGTACTGGATTGTAGTAATCGCAGGAGTGTCATTGTTGGTGTTTGCTTGTGCCTGCGTCTCATTTCTCGCAACTACGGTTCCGTTCACCACAACGTACAGCCTAAATGCAAAACCGGTACCGAGGCCGCCGCCGCTGGCGAGGTGGCAAGTAATGCTGTACCAGCCAGTCAATGGAATAGTAATGGTTGAGCCAGAGGACCAGTAGGCATAGAGAGCAGTGTTTTTGATTGCACTAGACCAAGTAATTGCCGTTGCGGATGCATCCGTAGATGTGTTTACGGTCAGGGTAGTAGTTCGTTGCAGGGTAATCCCGTGAACAAGGTCGGTTGTGACGCCGTCACCAGTAATCGCGCCAACAACGGTTAGATCGTCTGTTGTTGCGGGCAAAACGAGGTCGCTAAGAATTCTTACCATAGGGGTATCTTACCCTAGAACGACGACTCGGTATGTTCCTGCAAGGCTGATTGTGACCGTCAGCGTGTTTGTGGTGGCCGTTACCACATCACAGAACACCTGAGCGTCGCCCGAATCGTACACGGATACCACTACGTCCTTGGTGCCAAGGTTGTGGGTAACGGTTTTGGCCTCGCCAGCCGTCCACGTTGCGCTGGTGTTGTAGCGAAGTGCTCCGCCGTAGGTCGAGGCGATAGCCGTACCCTGCCAAGTTCCTGCCGCAATGGTGCCGACCGTTGTAATGCTGTCATCACCGCTGTAGGTTCCGCCAGCAACCGCAGCAAGCGTGCTGTTGTAGGCCTGGACATTCGTGCCGATTGCAAGGCCAAGGGCTGTTCGTGCAGCGCCGGCGTCAGTTGCGCCAGTACCGCCGTTTGCAATGGCAATTGCGGTGCCGTTCCACACACCGGTGGCAATCGTGCCAACCGAGGTTAGGCTTGACCCGGTAACCCCTGAGCCAAGTGCAGTGCCGCTAAGGACCTCCGTGCCATTGATTCTGTAGACCTTGCCGTTAGCAATGTTTACATGCTCGGAAAGAGTCCAGGCGTCAGTTGCGTCAACCCAGTTAATTGTCTTGTCCGTAGCGCCCTTAAGGGTAATACCGCCGCCGTCAGCAGTTGCATCGCTTGGCGTGGTGACTGAGCCGAGCTCAATGTTCTTGTCGTCTACCGATAGGGTTGTTGAGTTGATGGTGGTTGTGGTCCCGTTGACCGTCAGATCGCCAGAAAGCACGAGGCTTGTACCGGTTGCCGCGCCAATGTTTGGCGTGACAAGTGTTGGCGTGTTTGCAAATACCAAGGCGCCCGTTCCGGTCTCGTCGGTTACCGCACTGATAAGGTTGGCCGATGATGGCGTGGCTAGGAACGTTGCAACGCCAGTTCCAAGACCGGAAACACCGGTGCTGATTGGCAGTCCGGTTGCGTTTGTAAGCGTCGCGCTCGACGGAGTTCCAAGCGCTGGGGTCACCAACGTTGGGCTATTAGCAAATACCAGCGCGCCAGTGCCCGTCTCGTCAGAGATAACACCGGCAAGCTCGGCTGATGTGGTAGCTGCAAAGTCGCTAAGCTTGTTTGAAGTGCTGGCCTTGCCGGCAGCGAGGTCATACGCAGCCTTTACGGAAGCAGGAACAGCGGCAGTGGTTGTTGAGGTGCTGGAGGTTGAGTTTTCTAGCTGGACAGCGCCCTTCTGCGAGGTTGTGCCGTCCTGAATGCTGATGGTTGGCGTGTTCCCGCCGGTTGACGAAAGCGGGCTAGAGGCGCTAACTGACGTGACGGTGCCGCCGCCGGTAGCAAGCGTTACCCACGCTGCTCCGTCATAGACCTTAATCGCGTCAGAGGCAGTGTTGTAGTAGATCTGACCCTGAACCGGCGAGGCCGGATCGGTCGCCAAATTCTGAATTGCCGCGTTCTGCAGCTCATTTTTCTGGAGATCAAGGTTTGTTAGGAATTTCACGTTGCCCCCTTAGTTTAGGTATGCTTTGCCGCCAAAAGAGGCAACAAAGGTTAGCCGCAGGCTGTTTGCATCAAGATACTCAATGTTTCCGTACACGACACTACCCGCTGAATCTACAACCATGACGGACGGGAAGCAGTTGAGGTTGTGCGTGACGTTCCAGGTGGCAGAAGCAGAGTTCTGGTTGTGCGTATACGTGGTATGCGAGGCCCCAGTGCCTTGGGCGCCTTGCGCTCCGGTTGCCCCCTGTGGACCTTGGGGGCCTTGCTCTCCGGTTGCGCCAGCAGGGCCGGTTGCCCCAGTGCTTCCTGGCGGGCCCTGCAGACCAAGGGTCCCAACTGTGACGCTATTAGTTGTTTGTGGTGCCGTAATAGAGTTGTTGGCCTGCGATACCGTTACCGAGTTATCTGCTTCTTCGGTAACTGTTAGGTTGATATCAACAATATTTACATCCGGGCTCATCGTGTGACTTCTCCGGTGACAACAAAGTCCCCGGAGATCAGCCTAATAACAGCCCCAGCTCCAGAGATAAGCTCAAGATCATAGACATAGTTCCCCGCCGGAACAGCCGCAAGCGTCGCCGCAGAGATAGCAATGGCAACTGTGCCCGCAGCTCCGCCAAGGGTAATCCCCGATGCTTGCGTAAGCGACAAGTATGGGGTTGTTGACCCAATCGTCTTTCGAACCTGCATCCTGGCCGAGTACCCGGTTAGATTGATAATTGTGTTGGCGCTATCGCGGTACGTAAGAGTAGCTGCGTAGTTTGCGCCCTGCTCAGCCGTGATGTCATACGTTGAACTTGCCATGATTTGTCCTATTGTTACAATTACACCGGTTAGCCGGTAAGGCCGGATCGGAGCCTTTTAAGGTTGTCTACCGCATTTTCAAACGCCCGCACCTGGTTGTCAATAGCTTCAAGCAATTTTGTGTTTGCCACCTGGATTCCAAGCATGGCAGTTGCCTCTTCTTGCTCCATCTGCATAAGTCGAGCACGAATCTTGTTGTATGCCTTGCTTCGCTTGGGCACTCCGGAAGATGCGTAGCACCGCATAGTCTCGGCAGTCAGGCCATATTTAGGGCCGGCAGCTGCGCATGCGTCTTTAATGGACTTAAACTCCGGGTAATCCCGGGCCAGCATACGTTGGAGATCGCCTCCGTCAATGGGAACTCGATGCATAGTCACCTCAATAATAGTCCGAGCAGGAGGCAAAATAGCCACACTCACAGATAAGCTTGCACTTCATCTCTTGCATCCGGGCCCCGCAGTTGGCGCACTGCAGCACAATGAGCTCGGACGCCGCGTCGCAAGGATAGCAAAGTTCTGCCTCGGCTGCATGGTTTTGGCAGCGTTTAAACGTAGTTTTACATAGCCTGCATGTACGTTCACTAGAAAGCTCGCAGGTGTCGCAGATACTGATCATGGTGATTTCCTTTGGTATACTACAACTATGGCAAAGCGTGGGCGCGTTGGCGCCGAACAACTGGGCGTACTTCGAGAAAAGATTAAAGGCCTGCACCTGCAGGGGGTTCCGATGCCGGAAATCGCCACTGCGGTAGACCTTTCGCCCGAAACTGTCCGGAAACATATCTATGCTATCAGAAAAGAGTGGTCTGAAGAGGGTCCTGATGCGGCAGCGAGTCGCCTTGAGCTAATCCAGCGGGCCAACCTCATTGGTAAAATGGCCGCCGGAGGAGCAGCCAGGGCGCGCGGCTCAAAGGAAGAGGCCATCTTCCTGAAGCTCCAGCTAGAGGTCGTCGACCGGCTTGCCAAGCTTACGGGAGCCTATACCCCAGAAAACTCTGTCCGAGCAGGGCAAACCAATGTTGCCATTCAGATTAATACCGTGCACGAGATTGACAATTTGCCACCGGCAGAGCTTGCCAAGCGCCTGCAAATGTGGGCAACCGAAGTCACAGACAACCTTAAGGTGATTGAGGGGACGGCCAAGGAAGATGACAGTGAGCGTCAATAACAATTACCGCGAGTGGTTGCGCGTTAAGGCGCAGACATCCGACGCCGCCTTTGCCGAGTATGTTAGCGGGCTTGTCTTCCCTAGGCACTTGCGTGAAATGGAACAGTTCCTTGACGAAAACGACCGTGGCCTAGTCCTCATGCCCCGTGGTCATGCCAAGACTACGCAGCTGATTCACCGGGCGGCTCGAATGATTGGCGTAACACACGGCAAGGTCCGCATTGGCGTACTGACAGCCGTCATGTCTGACGCCCTTGCTCGATCTCGGGCAATTAAAGCCCTGATTGAGTCACCGTACTTTGCCGAAGTCTTCCCCTGGGCCAAAGAAGGCGTGATCGGCTCTAAGTGGACTGATGAGGTTTGGACGATTAAGGGCGCAAACATGGGCAAGGATGCCACGTGCTTTGCCGACGGCCTTGGCTCCATTAAGCCGGGTGCACGGTTGGACATCCTTTTTGCGGACGACATGGTGGGCATGAAGGAAAACGCCACCGCCGTGCAGCGCCAGAAGGCAAGCGAGACGTACTGGCAGGTGGTTGACCCGATGCTTGTGCCAAAGGCTAAGCGCTGGTACATCGGCACGCGATGGCACGAAGACGATTTCTACGCAGAGCTTGTCAAGAAGAATGTTGCGCACTATCAGAGGCGAGCGGTAGAGGGCGACCAGGTTCTTTGGCCGGAGATGTACACGATGGCCGACATGGAGCAAAAGAAGATGGAGCTTGGTACGCCAATCTTCATGTTGCAGTTCCAGAACGACGTCACATCCATGGGCGGCAACATCTTCCGCTTTGACAACTTCCAGCGGGTAGACAAAGTCCCTGAAGGGTCTCGCCGCCTTGGCGTCGACCTTGCATCCTCTGCTTCACAAAGAAGCGACTACACCGCCGCCGTGGAGATTGTGGTTGATGAGCAACACAACATTTATATCGTTGGCAGCTGGAAAGCCCGGCTGCAAGAAGGGCACAGGGCCTGGCTTACGGGCATTGACTCAAACGGTGGGCTTGACTACGACTCTGGGCCGCGTGCCCTATGGCCACAGCGCCTGGTTGGAATCAAAGGGCTTGACCCAGAGCTTGACGACGCACGATTCTTTGAGTCGATCAACATTGAGGCCGTCCAGCACCAGAGCACATTTGTTCGGGAGATTCTCTCCACGACCACTCTTCCGGCTCGACCCGTCCGACCAGACCGCGATAAAGTTACGCGATCTAGGGCCCTTGCGGCTAGGTACGAAGCCGGAAAAGTGTTCCATGTTAACGGCGCTCCCGGAATTGACGATCTTGAGATGCAGCTTATGGCATTCCCAAACGGCTCACACGACGACGTTGTGGACGCCCTGGTGTACGCATCTGATCTTGGCGGAGACGGTTTTTACTTCACCTCAGCCAAGCGCTACTAGCACATCCACCAATCATCGGTGCAAAGATCCGGGGCAAACTCATCTCCCGAGAACATTTGCAACAAAGCCTTGGTGGTGTTAAGCCTCCGGGCAATGGTCATGGCGTTAGAAGTCGCCTCCATTACCATGCTCAAAGCTTCTTCGGTAGTGACGCCGTTCTCTGCTGCATAAGCTGCAATAGCCCCAGAAACATACGGAGCTGAAAACGAAGTTCCGGTTACCAGCTTCTCGTCAGTTGGTCCCATGGCCAGCACGTTGGCACCAGGAGCATAAAGCCAGACGCAATCTCCGTAGTTTGATCCTGTCCACGGAAGGTCCAGCCACGTGCTTGCGGCCACCGCAACCATCAGCCCGTCATCGCAGCCCGTTCGAGATGGTGAGTACTTGGCGGCATTTGCCCCGTAGTTCCCCGCCGCGATGATTACCGGGATGCCAAGGTCACTAATTGCCGCCACCGCCTTGTCTACCGCCTTGTCGGCCTTTCCGCCAAAGCTAATGTTTACAATAGAGGTGTCTGGGCTGGCGTTATTTGCAATCCAGCTAAGTCCGGCCAAGATTGCCTTCCTTGTTCCGCCGCCGCTGCAGTTAAGCACGCGAACCGGAACAATCGTTGCGGCCTCAGCAACGCCATATCCGGCCCCGGCGATAAGCGACGCCACAGAGGTTCCGTGGCCCTTGCCACAATCAAGCGTGTTCTTGCCAAAGCTGTAGAATCCCGGAGCAAGATTCTCAATGTATCCGTTGTCGGCAATCCCGGTATCTACCACGTAAACGGTAATGCCTGCGCCCTTGCCGGCGCCGTCCCAAACAAACCCGTCGCGGACGTATCCTCCGCGCCAAAAATCGTCTGGCTCAAGGATGCGGTCACGGGCCCAGTCGTCTTCTGCTTGCGCGAAATATTCTGGTGCGGGAGGGCAGGGGACAATAATGAGGGCCAATGCAACAATAAGGTTAAACATTGGTTACGCCCCGATCTGTTCGGCGTTTTCCCCTACGGTAGCGTATACCGGCATGCCGGGCTGAATATACGCACCCTCGACGTTAAACGAGATGTACTCGTCAGCCTCAAGGTACGGGTCAAAGTCTTCAGCCTGATCCTGGTCGCGGCTCTGTTCCTGCTCAATAATCTCTTGCGCCATCTTCTTGACCATCTTATCTCGGTCATAAATTGCTACCGTAAGCTGTCCGTTAGACCCATGAAAGATGTTTCCGTGTCCAATAAGGCAATCTTCCCAACCATCGGCGTACAAAACGCCTTCAATCTTTTCAATTACTGAGGCCATTATTAACTCCTAAATACAAAGACCTGCCTTTTCTTGCAGGAGATGCAGTACGTTGACGCATGTCGCTCCGACAACGTATTGGACCTGACAGAATCCTTAGCCTCAATCCTTCCACAGCGAGAGCAAATCCATCCCTCGCTGATCGTCTTCTTATCTACAACAACGAGCTTGTATTGCCAAGACTTGCGCTTTGGGTCTTGGTTCTGCTGGTGATCAATAACATGACCAGCAGTCCTAAGTTCTGCTACCAGAGTTCCAAAGCGCTCCCCTTGCGGAAGCTCATCCTGAATCAGCTTGGCGTCAACCCAGCTGTTGGGATAGCGCTGCAAAACAGTCAGAACGACCTTTGCGTTCTTTCCGATCACTTTACACGCACCATCTTATTAATCACCGTGTGGTTTGCCCACGCGTGCACGAAGCGCTCAAGGTCCTCAACGTCGCTTCCGTTAAATGTGGTGGAGATGCGGTCATTATGGACGTTCATCACAAGCTGAGCGCGAAGCTTGTTGGTCTTCCGGTCCCTGCCAATGAAGCAAAAGCCTTCGTATTCGCTGTCCTTGCCGCCAAGAGTTTTTGCCATCTGCTTAGAAACCGTAGAAAGATACTCGCCAATCTCATCTGACAAGGAGATCAAAAGAGCGCTGTCCAGGCTAGAGTGGCTGGTCCTCTTTAGCTTTCCCTCGGTTCCGCTCACTCAACACCTCCAACAAGCTGGTTTACAAGATCCTCTGCGCGCTCCGCAGCAAAATCAATCTGGTTTGAAAGGCCCTGCCCCAGGATGGTCCGGTCTACTCGATTGATTACGGCCCAGAATACCACATTATTCTCCCGGTCGTTTTCTAAAATAATCCACAGGTCTTCTCGCTTCATTTAGGCACCCGGCTTTGCTGGGTATCTTGTAAATTCCGCAAGGGGGCAACCGCCGTCCCAGCAGAATCCGCCCTCTTCGACGGTCGATCCAGCGCAGTTTAAGCACATGGTGTCAACCGCTCGCTGCAGCCGGGTAAGCATCTTGCTCTCAGCCAGGACTACACGCTTACTGCCTGACTTTGTCTCCACGACAGCAAGCTTTTGCAAAAGCTCAGAGCCTTCTCGACCATGCTTAAGGGAGTAAAACTCAACAAACCGCGCAATGAACTGCGGAACAATCCTTCGGTGCCCATAAACGTATGCAGCAATTGTCCTGTGGCTGTATCCGCCCATTTCTTCCGCAAGCTTCTTTGAGGCCTCTCCTCGGTTGAGCCCAGGGTACATCTTCTCAAGCTCGTCTTCGAGCTGGCGATAGGTCATTGAGACGGATTCGCGGAGCGACACTATTCTGAGTCCGCAGTGCTTAGTTGGACAAGGTCTTCTTCAAGCGGCTTTCCCCAAGTCCCACGACGAAGGGCCACCGCAATCAACGCGTAGTTAGCAATGTCAAGCAGCGTATCTTCAAGGGACTCCTCGGTGCTCTCGTCCATTTGGTCAAGCTCAACCTTGCCGTTTACAACGCGGCCATTCATAAACTTTAGCGCCCGAGAAACTTTGTCAAAAGAAATCCGGCCAATCACGCCGTGCAGTCCAAGCTGCTCAATGTTTGAGTTTCCGTACCGGCGCTGTTTTGCAACAAGAAGTGAGAACGCTTCTGAGTAAATCTTTTGAAACTCCGCCTCAAAACTGCCAGACACAAACAAGTCTGGAACTACTGTTAAATCTAGATAGGTCACCTTGTCTTTTGGTTGCACCTTACCCCCTTGCGCTTAGTGCGCGCTTAATTCCAGTCTCAAGGTCAATCTTTGGCGTGTAGACCTGCAGCATAGATGAAATGTCTGCAACTCGCCAGTTTACGCCCTCTGGCTTGTCTGTTAGAAATTGGAACTTTGGGAAGTAGCCTTCTGCTTTGGCCACCATCTCGCCCAGCTCCCGGAAGCTCGTGGCATGTCCTGTGCCAATGTTGAGTGGCTGGCGGTAGTCTTGCTGGACCGCCGCATCAACGCACCCAACCACGTCGCTAATGTGCACAAAGTCGCGGGTCTGCGTTCCGTCTCCCCAGATAACAAATGGATTTTCACGATTGCGGCCACGCTCGATAAACGACGGGAACGGATAGTCAAGCGCCTGGTCTTCGCCATAGCCGGAGAATGGTCGGAACACATGCGTGCGCACCCCCTCCGCCTCAGCAAACTGCGCCAAGTATTCTCCGGTGAGCTTTGACCACCCGTACGTGAGGTCAGGGTTGCGGATGTTGCTAAGGTTGATGTCTGCCTCTGTAAGCTTCTTATGGGAATGCTTTGTTTGCAGCTCCACCGGATACGCCGCAGACGAAGAGAAGTAAACAACTCGTGGCTGCTTAGTCCGGATTGCCCACTGCCACATCTCCGCATCGATTGAAAGGTCAACCGCCACCGAAAGGGGATTGCCTTCGATCTTTGCACGCCCACCGACAACGGCTGCCAGATGAATTACCAGGTCAAACTTTGTATGATTTGCCAAGGCAAAGAACTTTCGGACGTCCATTGAGTCAACGATGTCAACGCCCAGGATGGTGTGCCCCTGGCTTTCATAGAACTTCTGAAAGTGCCGGCCCACAAATCCACGGTGCCCGGTAATCAGGATATTCACTAGTACGCCTCCAACAGCTCAAGGTCATATTCAAACTTGCCAATGCCGCCATTTTTGACGGATAGGCTCTCGTCTTCCCAGAAAACAAAATAGTCGTTCTCGTCCAGGGCGGCCCCAACGTGGTTTGCGGGGTTCTCTAGCTCGATAGGAAACTTCTTGGTGATGCTTGGGGCTGGAACTTTAGTGTTAAAAAAACTGTCATGAATCATGCAGCTCTTCTCAACCCGAACCCACACCCTTTCAGCAAGAAATCTTTGATCAGAAACATAGGCAAAAGATTTTGCGTGCGTATAAAGCGGGGTTTTATTGTTTGTTTCCTGCATATACAGCCCCATCATGGTCGCCATGTTGCGCAGCTTGTCGGCGTATCCGCCCCACATCCCTGCGCTTAGCGCCCATTCCCTGTGCCCGGTTTCGTGGTCCTTCATCACATGAAAGTCTAGTCCGCTCTCGTACCATTCGTCGTATGCCCTTCGCTCCCTAACGGTCAGTCTGGCATCAAGGTCTCGAATCAGCACAATATCAACGTCGCGGTCAGAGAACGCAAGGAATCTCCACGCCCTGGAAAACCATTCATTGCCAGCTGGGGCGTTTTTAATTTCTACGTTAGGGAATTTTTTAAGCTCTTGAACGACCCAGGCCGGAACACCATTGCCAATATAGATTCGCACCGTGAATTCTGGGTAAATCTTTTTTGCAAGAACAACATTAATGAACGCGCCAACAACGTATCTCCTGCTGCTGCCGTACAGAACATATGAAATAAGGCTTTTCACTTGCTTAGGATTTTTCTCAAATCTTGCGCAAACTGGTCCCGAAGGTATCGGTCAAAGGCAACGGCGTCTTTCGTGTAAACCTCAGCGCTATTTACTTCAATGTATCCGGCATCGTTATCCGCTTTACCGGCAATAGGATGTAGGTGCTCAATGATGATGTCTCCACGATATACGAGGTTTCCAAGTTCTTGCCCAAGGGCCTTCCAAAAATTGTCCATATACAAGTGGATAAGCGTCGGCGGGGCCATGTACCCAATGGCTCGGACAATAGACGCAGACATCATTACGGCAGTTGGCAGGTTTTCGCGTTGCAACAAATCGTTTCCGTACGCCACGCCCGGGCGGTCCCCAATTGACCTGGCAAGCTCTGTGTCCCACCCCTTTGTCATTGGGCGGTGATCATCCCCCATGAACGCAAGGTACTCGTAATCGTTTGCGTGCTTTGCCGCCAAGAGATTAAGCGTCCCGCACATGCGCAGCCTTGGGTTGACTGATGCCTTTGCCATAACTTCATCCGAGTATGGAGAAAAATCGTCTTCGTCAATTCCAAACAAGATGTCGCAGTCTTCCGATGTTTCTTGAAACTGCTTAAGAAGCGCGTCGCATGCTGTTGGCCGGTGTCGAGTTGGAACAATCAGCAGCGTCTTAGCCATTTTTTGCCGCCGTCTTCATGGTGATCAGCCACTGGGCTTCTTCTTCATTTAGTCGCACAAAATCTTCTCCTTGCAGATTGTTTGGAAAATGCACCGAGTACGGGTCCATATCGTTTGACCAGCGCGGAGCATAAGCCATCGCCATGCTAAATGACGAGGCCCAAAGATACCAGATAGCCGCAGCCTTGGAGCTAGGTGGTGGCGTGTTGTTCATAGGATGGACTATACCACACCATGAGTAGATTTTCACAGGATTGCGCGCGGGGTCAAATCAACACTATCTTGTGTTACTGCCCCCTTCCAACCGGGGCGTAGCGTCTCTGGGCGTTTTCCCAGGGGCCGGTGGGGTGACCCGCGTTGGACGGGTCGGCATGGTTTATTTCATGCCGGCCCCACCGCCGAAATATGGAGGCAACATGGCCGGAAAAGCAAACGCAAAGCTTGTACTTAAGGCGGCGGCAAAGCCTGCCCATCTAACCGACCTTGTCTGCTATTCATGCAGCAATGGGATAATGTCAAACGAAGTAACCACCTGGAAGCACATCTGGTTTCCGGAGGGCGCAGCTCGACGCTCAATTTTTCGCAAGTACCATAAGAAGTGTGCTCCAAGCATCTCTGCCGATGCGGGTAAGAAGCGATGAGCCAGCTAGTCACACCGTACCCGGACGATGAGTCTGCAGAAGAAGAGTGTGGCGATAGTTGCGGAGTTGCCCTTGCCGAGCGAATCTGTGAGGCATGCGACGAGACGTTTGTTGCTTGCTATGATCACGAAACTTATGTAATGCTTTGCGAGCTGTGCCGTGAAGTCTAGAAAAAAGGAACGCAATGAAGAAATCGCGCAATTGTTCTTGGATGGCTACACGGCCAACGAAATCGGAAGGATGCACAGCATCAGCAAGCAGCGCGTCTCATTTATCCTCCACAAGCTCGGTATCCGAGCGGAAGAGTCTTTTACAACAGTTACGCTCCCGGACCCATACGTTGTGGCGCTTAATTTTGGAGATGTTGCCAGCAGCATAATGCTGGATTGGTCTGCGGCAAAGATCTTGCCAAAGTTTGATTGCGTTATCAGCTCTACGCCCGACACTGCCCACATCGACTTGCGCCAATTTAGCAATCGGGAGCATGTCCTTGCCTACGTTCCAAAGCTGGAAGGGGCTGAAATTCCTGGCAGGGAGATCCGCTCTAACTGGCTAATGTACGCCTACCCGCTAGAGGAGTCTCGCTTTAATCCTCTTGCTTCGGAGCCGGAATATTCTTCAGCCGATTAACCGCAGCGGCGTCAAATCGGTAATCAATAAACCCTGCGTGTCCGGTTCTGGCGTCAATCTTCGCCTTAACTGAAACACCGGCACGCCTTGCAAGTCGGCAAAACGAGACGTCTTCTCCGTAATACATAGTCACGTCGGCGCCGCGCAGTTTTCCCTCAAAAGACTCGTATTTAAAAAACTGATGTACAACTTTTGCATTTGCTTCAGTTTTATCAGTTGGGTTGAATTCAACAATTTTCATAAGCGCTTCTCTCGAGGTAAGCATGGCGCCGGTTCCAATCCACTCAACATCGGCCAGCCCGTAGTCGTTTGGTCGAAGAATGCCGCTTTCTGGAATGGCAAAATTTGCGTCAGACATGATCGCCGGAATATCTTCTGGGTCGTATTCTGGGTTTGACCGAAGGGTTTCGGCAACCCGCTCCCATTTTGGGAACTTCTTGCAGCAGGGCAAGCCAATAATTGCGTCTGATAGGTGGGGCAAGCACGCCAGGATGTCGGCCGCTCCGTAGCTAATGTCCGAGTCGACCATGAGAATCCAATCGGCATCAGACTGCATGAACCGGTCTACCAAATAGTTTCTTGCCTGCGGAAGGACAGAGTTGCCTGGGAGAAAATCAACTCTAGTATTAATTTTTTGCTGAAACAGCGCGGCTTTTAGGTTGTCGTACGCGCGCATATAGTCAATGGTAATTTTTCCATCAAGCGTTGGCGTTGACACCCAAAGTTTTGGGAACCTCTTGGTTGGAGCTGACTGAATCCTTGGCTCGGGCATCAATGGGCCTTGCGCTTTGGCCCAGTCAAGTCGGGCATCTTCTGTTGGCGCTCGTCTTCGTGCCACTTTGCATGCTCTCGCTGCAGGTTAATAAAAACACCAATGGCCTCTCCCCAGGCACGGCGCTCTCCCTCTGCAACTTTCATGGCCATACCACCAGCAAGCAGAAGCCCGCTGAACAAGAAGCCAACAACAAATCCAAGAAATACTGCCGCAAGATCCATGTTACTTATCTCCTTCAAGCGAATGTAGCGCAGCTAGGTCGTATTGCAGCCCCAGAGAGGTGCTGTGACGAGTGTGCCCGTCGACCTTCACCCATACCTTACCGCCAATTGCACGGAACTCATCGCAGAAATTGTAGTCTTCTCCAATAAAAGAATTATCTCTCCGACCGTAGCGGAAATACTCAACGGTTCTTACCTCTTTTTCATCTAATTGCTCAAGATACCATCGGTCCGGGTAGGCCTTCTGGAAGCGTTCAAAGGCGCTTCTTTGGACGACCATACACCCCGTACCGGCATGTGTGGCGCTCATCAAGCCAAGGGCTGCTTCTTGCTGAGTAGGCGGCGGCGACGAATTGTCTAAGATAAAGTTTGGCCTGCCAAGAACGGCCTCAATGGCCTCCGCCGGAACTTCCGGGCGCTGTCTTACAAGCTCCACCGCCCGGTCCCAACGGATTTGTCGCTTGATGCAGGGCAGGGCAACAACCTCTTTGTCTGCCGCAATGGCAAACATGATGTCTTCCCAGGCGACAGTGATGTCTGCGTCAAGCATCAACATGTGCGTTGCGGTGGACTCTTCCATAAATTTTGCAACGCAACGATTTCGAGCTGCAGGCAGCATTGAGCTGCCAACCACAAAGCCCCAGTTGAAGTTAATCCCAACCTGCAAGCAGGCCCGCTGGATGTTAAGCAGCGAGTGGGTATAACCGTGATCCAACTTGCCGTCGATGATCGGCGTAACCGAAATCAGTGAGATCTGCTCCGGCTGGGGGGCCGTTGTCTTCACAAAGTTTGGTTCTCGCTTCTGCTTTTTCTTGCTCATGGGTTCTCCTTCGTGGACAGAAGATACCACACTTTTTCGCCGTTTGGTGCCGTTTTTGGGGAAGGGGGGGAGAACCTTTAAGGAGAGGGGGGGATGGGGGCTCAGGGCTCCGGGATCTGGGCTAATACTTCTTTTTGTAGTTAGTACACAGGATTCACCTTGACTTTTGTATTCGGGGGAGCGTATGCTTCGGTTCCTTCCTGGGGGGATGGGGCGACGGGTGACGGGTGACGGGCTGATATTGGAGGTTAAGTGAGCGGAAAAGATTTGAGGTTGATGAGCGAGAAGGCAGAGTGCTTGCATTCGGCGGCAATCATTCTCGGGCCAGAGGGGACCAAAGCATACGGCTTGCCCACAGATGTTGAGAAGTGCTTGGATTGTGGATGGCGAGCATTTGAGCAGGCATGTGGCAAGCGAGTCGAGCTTCCGCCGGTGCAAATTGTTTGGTGGGAAAAAACTGCACAGCGAGATGCGCATTGGGTTGCCGAATGTTTTCCTGGGGATCTTGTTCCAGACGAGGCCAGCTTAATCGGCCGAGGAGAAAATCCGGGAGAAGCAATTCACCAGCTTGCTGCGGCGATTACTTCTTCTTTGAAGGGTCAGCGCCAATAACTACGTGAGTCTCCTGCGGAATCTTTTCCTGCCAGGCCCAGCCAGAACCCTTGTAGGTAATTTTCGGAGAGTTAAACACAACCTGCATTTCGCCGTTACACACAAGGCATAGCTCCTTAGAGTCGTCGCTCATCTTGCGCACGGTCTCCCGGACAATATCGCACTTCTTGCACTTGTAATCGTAGGCTGGCATTGCTTCTCCTTTGGTGGAGCCGGGCGGGAGTTACACCCGCCGTTACCCTCAGGCATGATGACCTTTGGCGTTTACTCGGCCCCAGGGGACTATAACACGCTAAAGACCGAGCGTCACCTCTCCGGGCATTGCGTTGTCGCGTCGAGCCTGGTCTTCCTGGATCTTCCACTTCTTGGCAATCTTGCGAACTGCCCAAGAAGATCGGAGGAGGCTCCGGGCGCGCTCTCGCTGCATGTTGGCCCACCCCTCAAGCTCCTCAGAGCTGGTGGCCAGGTAGATTCCAGCCGGGGAGTCAGAAGCCGAGCAGATAGGCTGCTCCCACACATTTCGCAGCTCCTCAACGGCCATTTGGATCGCCCGGCTATTCCACCGGGTGCGTTGCGCAAGCTCCTTATAAGTAACGGCGTTCTTTCGGCCCACGCTGATCTGGCAACTTATGGGATGAAGCGAACTTCAATAGTGTTCTTAAATCCTGGCGTTGTGTTGGCGTACGGCCACTTGGGAATCTTGCCGCCCCTGTATGCGCCCAAAGCTGCCCAGACCTGCGGGCTCAGGTCGATCAGGCTGTCGTCGCGTGTCCCTTGCTTCCTATCGGAACCGTGACAGGAGCAATAGTCGGCGATCCACACCTCAACCCATTTACCCGAGTGCGTTGAAATAATAAGAAGCTTTTGGGTGGGAATTGTGTGCCAGGCAGGGAGATTCAAATATTTCCGAAGGCGAGGCCCAAGAGCAGCGTACATGTTGTCGAGCGTCGTGCTCCACGGGCGGACCAACGACGTCCAGCCCCCCATGTTGCGGCGATAGCACTTCCACTCTGGGCGCTTAGCGCACTCTTCCTTGTTTGCATACACCCACGTCTTTGGAGCGTCATACCAAGAGCGCGCATGCTGGTAGGCGTCATAGCGAGTCCCGAAACCGTTTACCCGGATAGCGCTGTCCCACTTCTGGTCCCAGCTTTGGGGCCTACTGGCAGGAACGGGCGGCTGGTCGGAGAAAACCTCTCTCGGTGGCTCCTGGGCGGGTTCTGGCGTATTCCAGAAACCCATTGAGAAGAGAAGGACCGTAGCTACGGCCAATGCAACGAGCACTGTCCATAATCGTCGGTGAGCCCTGCGTGCCGGTAGCTTCATGGGTACCTCCTGCTAAGAAGCCTAGCACCCCGGAGGGCTCTTGTCCAGGTGATACAACATTTTATTATTTGATTTGTTACACATAAAAAATAACCCGTTGTTTGTGAGGGCTTTGTCAGGTAGGATCGACTTGCGGCATTTGCCAGCCAAAAACAACCCCGGAGGAGCCATGGAGATCAGTATTGAGCCAGTCGATAAGCTTGCGCTCCACCCGGAGAACGCTCGGGAGGGCGATATTGGCGCAATTGTTACCAGCATTAAGAAGAATGGCTGGTTTGGAACAATCGTGGCACAGACCTCTACCGGATATGTCCTTGTTGGTAATCATCGACTACAAGCCGCTCGTATCTGCGGCATCAAAGAGGTGCCGGTTTTCTGGGTCGACTGCGACAACGAGCGAGCAAAGGCAATTCTCCTGGCCGACAACAAGACCTCAGAGCTTGCAAGCTGGAATGATCACGCCCTACTTGAGCTGCTCCAGGAGGCCGATGCCAATGACTACCTTCTTGACACGGCATTCGACCAGGACGACATCCAGAAGCTGCTTGCAAAACTAAATGGTACAGAACCTGAAGATGGAGATGTTTGCCCAACCTGCGGCTCTAAGCGCAAGAAGAGTCGATAAATGAAGTGGTACTCAAAGCTCCCGTTCGAATTAGTTGTGCCGGTAAACATGCCGAAATCCGAGCTGTCGAAGTGGAAGGACGCCATCGAGGTTATTGCTGACTCGTGCAAGACCTTTAAGTCAAAAGTCGAGCTCGTGAGACTGCATCACCACGAAAAAGAACGCAGGACGTACGGGTACCATCACCCTATGGGGGTATCAATCTCAGAGGAGCATGAGATTATCTTGTGCGCCAAGGACGTGGACACTGCAATTCACGAGGCCGCACACG